AAAAAACGTGGCAGTCGGGTAACGGACGAAGAAGTCTTTACCCGACTTTACTATTTTGCCACAGTGCCGATGGGCATGCACGCGGATGAGTTCTGGCTCATGCCCATCGGGCTGTTCTTCGATCTTTGGTGCTGTCACAAGCAGTTCTTGGGGCTTGAAAAGCCAAAGCGGATTTTGTCGATTGACGATCTCATTCCGCCGGGGATCTAGCTTTCCATGTGTAGCGACTTAGTACTTCTTAGGGAACTTCTCCTTGCCATACTGCCACAAGTACTGGTCTATCTCTTTCAGAGTGAAGTTTTCAAGCGAGTAGAATGCTTGCAATTTGAGGAGCGTCTTCTTAAATACAGATATGTTCCGCAAGTCTTCCCTGTGGAAATTTGCAAAATTGTCAACGTCCCTCAGGTAGACCAGTAACTCTTCTACAAAACTATCATATATGGGATAAACCTCTGGCTGATGGTGGCTACAGTATTTGGTAGCGAACGAGTAAAAGCGCAATTCTTTACCATTTTTTGTATTCCTCACGCCATGTCCTGAGGCAATATCCATAACCAAGGATTCATCGCCGCGCTTGAGCCGATCGTCAATATTGAGAGAGACAATATGCCGTGCAACCGCAAAAACATTATATATGTTGGTGCTGTAAAACGCGTTGAGTGCTGCTACCTTCAGCAGAACATCGTCGAGGCTGTTATTTTCTGGGCTGAATTGCTTGAACAGTTTACTTAGGGCGCTTTCTTGCGCCTTGTAATTCTCAAGCGTGTTCCATTTCTCAATGTAGCATTCTACAGCATCACGGCTTGGGTGTTCAAAATCAGACAGAGTGCGCGTTCTGTGAACAGTACGCAGAATTCGTGTTGTATAGGACCCAATGTTGGGATTCGTGTTGATGCTTTCATTCGTTTGCCTGACCACCAGCTTTCCCTCATGCTCAGCGATTTCCCATACGCCATGCTTCTTCGGGTCATAAAGGGTTACAACCCCTCTGCTGACTGAATACAGGAAATCATATTTATCATTTGCGATACGCGGTCTATTGTTTTCAGGCATACTGACACGACTTTGGCGGTTTACGCAGCATGCAAGTGCCTGCGCATTGATTGTGCCTTCGTTTACAGTGCCATAATGATCAAAAATGTATTTCCTGATTTCAGCCATTGATATAGCATCGGTTCCAATGCTGGTTACTGCTTCTTGTATCATTTTCCAAACGGCTATATTAGACATGACACTCTCCTACCGAAATAAAATCATGGCCATATTGTATACGAAATGAAGAGCTTTGTACATGCGTGAAGGCTGTCAACACTTATTTTTAACGCCCGAATGTGTAAGGAGGTGACGACATGGGACAGGACAATTTCGGCCTGAAAATTGGGGTTGAGGGAGAGCGCGAATTTCGACAGGCGCTCAGCGATATCAACCAGACATTCAAAGTGCTGGGCAGCGAAATGGCGCTGGCAACCAGCCAGTTTGAGAAAAACGACAAGTCCATCCAGGCCGTCACCTCCCGAAATGCTGTCCTCAACAAAGAAATCGACGCTCAGAAAGAAAAGATTTCCACCCTCAAAGCCGCGCTGGATAACGCGGCTTCTTCTTTTGGCGAAAATGACCGCAGAACCCAAAACTGGCAGATACAACTCAATAAGGCGCAGGCAGAGCTCAACGGCATGGAGCGCGAGCTGGAAGAGTCTGCCGATGATGCGGACGATCTGGGCGAACAGATAACCGATTCGGGCACAAACGCCGAAAAAGCTGGCGGCAAGTTCGAAAAGCTCGGCAGCATATTGAGCGGTATCGGGAAGGCAATGGGCACCGTGGCTGCTGCGGCCGGAGCTGCCGCGATCAAGCTCGGCAAAGAAGTCGTGCAGCAGTTTGGCGAGCTGGAGCAGAATCTAGGCGGTTCGGAGGCGGTGTTTGGAAAATACGCCGACTCCATCCAGCGCACCGGTGAAGAAGCCTACAAGAACCTCGGCGTGTCCCAAAGCCAGTACCTCGCCACCGCCAATAAAATGGGCGCCTTGTTTCAGGGTTCGGGTGTCGAGCAGCAGAAAAGCCTAGAACTAACCGAGAAGGCGATGCAGCGGGCTGCCGACATGGCATCCGTCATGGGCATCGACATGCAGATGGCGCTGGATTCCGTCGCGGGCGCTGCCAAAGGCAACTTCACCATGATGGACAACCTCGGTGTGTCCATGAACGCCACAACCCTTGAAGCCTATGCGCTTGCCAAAGGTCTGGATTTCACATGGGCGTCAGCCAGCAACTCGCAAAAGGCTGAACTGGCTATGCAGATGTTCTTTGAAAACACGGAGCAGTACGCGGGCAACTTCGCGCGGGAATCCACGCAGACCATTTCCGGCTCGCTTGGGCTCATGAAAGCCGCGCTTGGTTCCTTTACGGCAGGTCTTGGCAACGCGAACGCTGACATGACCAACCTGACCCAGAATCTGGTGGACGCGTTTCAGGCTGTGGTGCAAAACATCGTGCCGGTGCTGGAAAACGTCGTGAGCGCCCTGCCGGTTGCGACCGGTGCTATCCTTACGGCCATCGGAGATCTGCTGCCGATGCTACTTGAGACTGTCACTTCCCTGTTCACGCAGGTGCTGGGAACGCTGCTGAGCCTACTGCCGGAACTGATCCCGGCGGCAGTGAGCGCGGTCATGACGATCACAGGCGCGCTGATTGAAAACCTGCCGCTGCTGGTCGCGGCGGCGGTGCAGCTCGTAACAGCACTGGTGGGAGGCATCGGGGCAGCGCTGCCCACGCTCATCCCCGCCGCTGTGACCGCCGTCATGACCATCGTGCAGGGGTTGTTGGAACAATTACCCCTCCTGCTGGACGCGGCGCTGCAGATGATTCTGGGGCTTGCCCAAGGCTTGCTCAATGCCATCCCGCAGTTGATCGATGCGCTGCCTGCCATCATCGATGCGCTCGTGAATTTCCTGATCCAGTCCATCCCGCAAATCATTCGGGCGGGGATCCAGCTCCTGACCGCGCTGGTGACGGCGCTGCCGACGATCATTGCGGCCATTGTGAAGGCGATCCCACAGATTATCAGTAGCATTATCAACGCGGTGATCACCGCCATCCCGCTCATCATCGACGCGGGCGTCAAGCTGCTGGTTGCGCTGATTCAGGCGCTGCCGCAGATCATTACGACGGTTGTCACAGCGGTGCCCCAGATCGTGGGCGCGCTGACCGGAGCGTTTGTGGGAAACATCGACAAGATCATTCTCGCGGGTGTGCAACTGTTCGTTGCCTTGATCAAGAACCTGCCGAACATCATCATCGAGATTGTGAAGGCCGTGCCCCAGATCGTGACGGCGCTGGTCAACGGGTTTACGAGCTCCATCAGCCAGATCGCCAGCGTTGGCGGCAATCTCATCAAGGGATTGTGGCAGGGCATCTCGGACGCGGGCGCGTGGCTCCGCGACAAGATATCCGGTTTCTTTGGCGGTGTGGTCGACAGCATCAAGAACTTCTTTGGCATTCATTCGCCCTCGACGCTGTTTGCCGGGCTTGGGCGTAACATGGGCGAAGGTATTGGGGTCGGGTTTGAAGAGGCGATGGCCGGTGTGGCCAGAGATATGCAAAATGCCATTCCTACCAGCTTTGACATGAATGCAAGGGTGAACGAGTATGGCGCTAGCGCAGGAACCAACGGCACGAGCATCACCCAGAATATCTCGGTCGTATCGCCCAAAGCGCTTTCTGAAAAAGAGATCGCTCGCGAGTTCAAGAATCTGTCCCGGAAACTGGCGCTCGAATATTGAGGAGGCGTGGCGTTGGAACTGACATATACAAACGCAAACGGCGAAAGTGTTACCCTCCGGCAGACCCGTCCGTTCTTCCTGACGCGAGTTGACGGCGCCGGAAAAGTGCGCCAGACCGTGAACACCTTCAAGGCGCCCGATCAGGATGGCGCTTTTTTCATTTCTTCCGCCATGGATATGCGCAACATCACGCTGGAGGGGTCACTCATTACCCCCACAGTCGCGGAAACCTACGACCAGCGGCGGCGCTTCCTGCGAGTGTTTACGCCCAAACTGCAAGGAACACTGGTCTACCGCAACCGACAAATTGCCTGTGTGGTTGAGGAAGCAGGGTTTACCGCTTCTTCCCGTGAACGTGCTCCGAATTTCTTTATCAGCCTCCTGTGCCCATCGCCTTTCTTTGAGGCGCTGGAAGAGATACGGGAAGAATTGGCGATGTGGTCGCCGCTACTGCTCCTTCCGCTTGAGATAACGGGCGTGGGGCTCGAATTTGGCATCCGGCAGCCCAGCCAGATCATCACGGTGGACAATATCGGCGACGTTGCCTGCGGGTGCCACATCGTGTTTCGTGCGCTGGGCAGCGTGACCTATCCGGAACTCATGTGCCTTGACACCGGCGATGTGCTGCGCTTGAACACGGTCATGGAATCCGGCGAGGAACTGCATGTGTACACCCATTTTGCCGAGAAACGGGTAACGCGTGTGCTTGGATCTGTGGAAAGCAACGCCTTTTCACTACTGGACACCAGTTCTGTGTTTCTGCAGCTGGAACCGCGACGCAATCTGCTTCGCTATAACGCCGCTGAAAACATGGATCTGCTCGAAGTGACCATTCTGTATCGACCCAAGTTTCTGGGGGTGTAGCGTGGAACTGTATGTGTATGGGAACACACGACAACTGGTCGGCGTTGTGGAATCCTTTGAATACCTGCGTTGGACACGGCGGTATTCCCAATGCGGATCCTTTGAACTGAAAGCCGTTGCTACCCCGGACAATATTACTCTTTTGGTTTTGGGTAATCTGCTCTGGAAAAGCGACGATGAGGAAGTCGGGATCATTGAACATCTGGAAATGAACCAGGCAGACAAGGAAGCGATTACGGTCAGCGGACGGTTTGCGACCAGTTTTCTGGGGAGGCGCATTATCTGGGGCACAGAAACGCTCAGTGGGGACTTATCCGCATGTGCTTTGAAGCTTATCAA